ACTGTAGCCGTTTTCGTCTTTAGGTGTTGTTTCGTATTTGCCGCTCATCAAAAGTTCTTGTTCAATGTATGCAAAATCTTTATACGATACGGTGATCGTCGTGTCGGTTTCGGATATGGGATCGTTAATTTTCACACTCCGGAAGGTGGTTGAACGCACCCGCCGAATCTAAAAACTAAAAATTCTCGTCTGCTTTTTGGGTGGCGAGGAATTCCTCATCCATCTCAAATTCACCAGAAGCGAGTTTAGGCGTGTATACCTTTATCGCTTTGGTGGCGCTGTAACCTTTCGTTTTGCTTTCGATTTCTTCAACGAATTTAAGGCCCACAACCTGGCCGACTTTAACTCTAGCCATGCGCGAATCAATAGATTTCCGCCCACCAACTGATACGATATCTCCCTCATTTGGTACAACGGGTTCCTCAACAACTTTCTTTTTACCGTCAAGGATATGGTACGAACATTCTTTGACTTTGAAGTCATATATTTTTTGCAGTTCGCCCGCGCGATCGGGTAAGGTTGACTTTACTTCGCGGATACCAATGACGGTTCCGAAGATATAATCGCCCACCTGACCCCACGATACGAAATTATTCGGGGCTTCATTCTCTTCACTATCCCAGTTTGTGCTTTTTGCCATCTTGTTTGCTTAGTTAATGCTTAATAATGTTTGTTCGACTGCCTTAGTCTAGCATAGTGGCAGACGTACCGCAAGCTGTGGATAACTAATTTTTAGAATAGTGTTGCTCTTTTGAAACGAGAGGGGTAGTAAATGCTTTTTTAATTGGCCATCCCCGCCGAATTCTTTCACTTACTAATATTTTACTTCCTCCCAATCTTAATGAAGCATCATTAGCTAATTCTCCTTTATAAATGATACAATTAGTAGAAATAGCACAAGCCCGTTGATAAGTAAGCGATTTACGCTTGCTTCTTTTTACTTCCAGCATCCACGTGTCAATATCTATCAGTTCAAAGCTCTTGCTGAAGCGAATAACGACATACGCCGGCACGCCGGCAAGAGAGAAACAGTCAAAGGGCCACTGTAATCCCATACTATCCGGTAACTTTAGGGCAAGTACACCGTGTCGGGCATTCAGAAGTCCTTGTACTTGGTGCGGCACGACTTTATCGAACGGTAGCACGTCGTTGACCGCGCGCTTCAGTTCGAACGCTCCGGTGGAACGGTAGACTTCTTTCAGCCAGTGATTAAAAATTACTTGCCAATCTTTTTCTTTCATAATAAAAACTTTTCCATTTGTTCTTTAGTATTATTTTGTTTCTCATATAAGTTAATATCAAAATCTTTTTTATGGGCGATAGCGTCTGCAACCGCTTGCCCTGTTTCTCCAGTTATAAGGCTAATATATACGTTTTTATGAAGACGATTTATCCTAAGTATTCTACCACAAATTTGGACAAAATGCGTATAACTAAAATCTAAAGAAGCAAAAACCATGATAGAAAACGAAGGTAATTCATATCCCACAGAACAAGAACTTTGAATTAAAACAATTGCTTCGGCGCTTTTTTCCGCTTCTTGCACAACGGCATCCCGATCTTTTACTTCACCACGAATTATAAATATAGGTTTTCCTATTGATTTTAAATAATTATCTAAAAAATCAATCTGTAAATTATATCTACATACCACAATAATCTTTTTATTTTCTTGGCACAAATCAAAAATGCGCTCATTTTTAAGCGACGGTATATCCATAATATCTTTTCTGAATTCATTTCCTTTTAATACGCCATTAGAAATTTCATCGGCACTTGTAAATCTTACGATCGGCAACGGGTCATAATTGGCTTCAATCAGTTTTTCTTGCTCTTTAGTCAATTCAAAATACTCGTTTTCAAATGTCTGTTCCGGCACATCAACGCACTCTTCCAATGACACCACGCTCGCTATCTTCTTCGTCATCTCCGCCAGTTTCTTCTCGCAACCTTTTTTGGCAACGGGAACGTACTTGAAGCCCATCCGAACGTAGTTGAAGAACATCGTGTCGAACTTCTTGTAATCCCATTTGTTGCCGAGGTAGTAGGCGAGCGAATAAATGTTCCAGGGCGATGAGGAGTAGACGGTTGCCGAAAGCAGAAGCACTCGTCGCACATCGTGCTTTTTAAGATAGGCGCGGAGGGCTTTGCTCATCTGGCTTTTGAAATGGGGGGTGAGGAAGCCGTTGTGGACTTCGTCAACGATGACTTGCTCGAAGGCGCTAAGATATTCCCAGCTCTTTCTGAATTCTTCTTTGGTTAAAACATGGTACGTATTCAGTCCCCATTCCTCACACTCTCTCCGCCAGTTAGTCTTCAAGGATTTCGGACAAATAATGAGCACCCATCGCTTGTATTTCTTCGCCCATTCAATTGCGGTGCGCGTCTTGCCAGTTCCGCACGAATGTATCAGTGCGCTTTTATCAGGATTTTGTTTTAAAAAATCAATTTGATGCTGGAATAATGGCATTGTGGAGGTGGATTTTTGCATGTTCGGCTCGTGTTACTAATTGTAAGTTTTCTGGATTATTATTATGTTTATTATGATCTATGTGATGGACTAATTCATTCGACGTTAATTTCCTTCCTAACTTTTTCTCCATAACTATTCGATGTTGATGCCGACCATATTCTTTTATATACCATTTCTTTTTCCCTTTTCCTCTTAATCTGATAATATTAAGCTGGCCGGCTCTTTTACCAGCTTTGATTTGCCATTCTTTAGTGGCTTTGGATAAAAAATGACACCGTTTAGAACAGAATCTTGCTGGCTTATTCGGCCTATCTCTGCCCAAAAAAGGTTTTCCACATTTTTCACAAGGACGCGGTATTTTAAATCTTTCTGCCATAAGTAGATACTATACCGCAATCCCAATAATTGCAAATTAAAATTAATTATCTTGTTTTATTTCTTCGTCGCTTTTAACGAGCGCCACGTTGCGCCAGCCGCGAACGCGCGAACCCATAGGTTTCTCTTCGTTGGGAATTAGGCCTTCGGTGGCATAGCCGGCGTAAAAGAGGAATTTCTTGCCGAAGCTGTCCATTGAGGCGACAGCTAAGCCATTTGCCGTGGCAAAATCGCTATAGGCTTGGTACATCCGCGCCTTGCTGATTTCAGAGCCGGTTTCCTGGTGAACCCCACGAGATATGAATTGGGCGATAGACGAACCGGAACGCATCATTTCCATCTTCGTTTCCATAGCATTTTTTGCATATGAGAATTGGCCATTGGCGATAAGCCGCTCCAATCCCTTCATGGCAAAATTGAATAGGCCCGATCGTTCATCTTCGGTACGCAATGTTTCAATGAAATTAGGAATCTTCGTAGCAATAACCTTATCAAACGGTATTACCATCCAGCGATTAAAATACGCTTCGTCGTCAAAATCTTTAACATCGGGAATTTTATTGCACGCAAAGGTCATTTTAGCGAAGTTGGTGAAGGCGAATTGATTACCGTATTTATATTCCGCCGTGACCGTGCTATCGCCCGTGGCCATTTTGAATTTGCCGGTATCGACAATATCGCTGGCGGACAGCTCATCAACGAGATTGCCGTGTTTGCCATAGAGTTGCGCCCCTCCGAATTTATCACTTGCCATCTTTTGAAGCGAAACGCCGGCGATATTATCTCGGCCAAGAAAATAAGCTATGACTTCCATGAGCGTCGTCTTGCCGGTATCGCCTTCACCCACGAAGACGATGGCTTTCTTATAGGCATAGCGGCGCAGAAAGTAATAGCCCAGCCATTCTTGAATTATGTTGATTTGATCGTCGCTTAATATCTCCTTAAAGAATTTTTTTGTCAACGGACAATCCGCCTCCGGCTTAAAAAGAATGGGGAATTGATAGGTGAAATAATATACAAACTCATGCGGCAAAAGAATATGATTCTTATAATCATAAAGGCCATTGGAGACGGGAATGAACCGCAAAACCGCCGGAAACGATGGAACATCGAAGACAGTGCGCTTGGCGGCGGTAATCGTATGAATAGCGAACATGATTTCATTGGCATCATGCTTCATTAATTTTTCTCCCAACAACTCCCTCATAAGAGGGTAAATAGTCTCGTTTTCTCCACGCTGATAATAGCCATTTTTGTAAACATATACTTCACGTTCTTTTTCACCAATAGTTACGATGTGGTATTCATCGGAAATGTATCGGGCTATTTCCGCGATGGCTTTTTTCTTTTCTTTGACGAACATAGTCTGGAAATCAATCCATTTCATGCCGGCCATTTTTTCTTCAAGCGTTCTTTGATCGCCTTCATTTGGTTTTTTACAATTACGAGCCAAAAGTGCGAGCGCTTCGCTTTTCGTTTTTTCCGCTTTCAGCTCTTGCTCTTTCGTAAGGGCCGCAAGTTCCTCCGGCGTGCGTTCAAGGCTCATAAAATTTTACAAACTAAAAGCGACCAACAAGAAACCGTGACAGTTCTCGCTGGCCGCTTTTAAATTATAAAAATCGGTCACGGTAATGGCAATTATACGCCGAAGTGGTTGGGTGTCAAATGTGGATAACCAAAATTACAACACATTTTTCGGTGTATCAGCAAGTTTCGCTAACTAAAGCCATTATACGGCGTCTGATACAAAGTATACATCTATTTTCCTTTAACTAAAGAAATGGTATATATATAATAGTAGTATCGTACCCCCCAATTCTACAGTGCGTTTTATCATTTTAGTTGTATCAGTCGTATCGGTAATTATCCCCAGTTGCATTACTTGCCCGTTGTGGTATGGTGACAGGAAATGAATCCCTGGCAGACAAAAGAAAGAGAAGAGAGAATAAAAAAATTCGTAAAGAAATATCAGGCCCTCGTTGCTGAATTCGATGTTGAGCTTATGGCCGCGCCGCAACTCGCTCCCAGCGGCGAGCGGGGATTTAACTTGATCGGAATAGTCGTACCGATAGACAAGCGAGGGGGCGGAGTGAAGTCGCCGCTTGGAGAAACGAAAGACGATATACTGAAATGATATATTTTCTTTTAGGATTAAATATTGGTTTGGCAATTGCTAATTTATTTATTTTGCTTTCCGTTAAAGGCACGTTGGGTAAGGAAGTATTCATTCAAAATAAAATAAAAAAAGCGATTAAGGGGAAACAAATGGCTGAAAGCATTAGTTTAGATGACGAATTAAAAGACGTAAGCATATGAGTATGTTTTTTCCAGCTTCAGGGTACGTGGAAATTGAACGACTGACGAATGAAAGTCCGCTTGCTTCTGATGAGAAGACATTTGATGAGAAAGCAAAAGTGGTTCTTTTACCGTTTGACATAAAATCCATTGGTCAAAACATTGCCGTTGGTGATATTATTTTCTTTCGCCCGCATGGTTTTTTTGAATTAACTGAACATGATGGGGTAAAGCATTGTGTGGTGAGGGTTAGTGAAGAATTTATTTTGGGTGTTATCAAAAATGTGGCAGAAAAGTAAATGTCCCTCCGGCTTATGGCTCCACGATTTTCAAATCAGCCGATACTTCGTGGATGGCGTGGAGGAGATTTGTACGCGGTGCGGACAGGCGGAGATGTTTCGTTACCGCGATCCGAATGATAGATATGTTGCATATCATATACGGCCGATGTTACAAAAATATATGCCAGAGTACTGGATAGAATATGAAAAATAACACCGAACAATATAATACTTCCCGCGATCGTTTGATTAAGGGTATTAAGACTGTCTATGATATTATCGTTCCGACATATGGGCCGAATGGAGGTAATGTTGCTGTGGAAGTAGATTTACCGCCATTTCACGCAATATATAATGATGGAAAAAAGATAATGGATATGATTTATTGTGAAGATCCGATTGAGCAAATGGGTGCTGATTTTCTTAAGGAAGCATGTGAAAAGCAAGAGAAAGAATGTGGTGACGGGAGAAAAACGACTGTAATTTTGACATATGCTCTTATTGAAAATGGAAAAGATAATAAAGCACCATTAGAACTGAAGCGTGAGCTTGATGAAGCCGTCGCAAAAGTTATAGCTAAAATTGACGATATTAAAAAAGAAATTGCCATTGAGGATATTGGTTCTGTCGCACGTATTGCCGGCGAGAGCGAGGAAATAGGAAAGCTGATTGGTGAGATTTATCCGCAAATTGGGCGAGAGGGGATTATTGAAGTTGAATCGTCAAACTTACCGCAAACATTTTATGAGATTGTGGATGGCATACGCTTGCACGGAGCTAAGAAGCTGTTGGATATTATCCCTTATCAGAAAGAAACCGTGGTTGAAAACGCTAGAGTTTTGATCGTCAAGGATAAGATTCAATCTAAAAGCCAAATTGAAAAAGTCTATAAAAAATTAAAGACACGCGAAGTTGTTCTTTACTGCGATGAGATTGAGCAATCTGTTCTGACCTCATTAGCTCGCACCAACATAGCGGCGCTGAACGGTGAAGAAGTCATTAAGACATTGGTGATTAAATCACCCGTTATGTTTAAGGACTGGCTCTATGATGATTTGGTGGCGATGACAGGTGCAACGGCGATAGATTCCAGCAAGGGCGCTACATTTGAAGCGTTTAAAGAAGAATGGCTTGGAACGGTAAAGAGTTGGAAGGCCGAGAAAGACGAATCACGCTTAAACGGAACCAAAGACATTGGTGATCATATTGTTGAAATACAAAACCAAATAGCTGAAAGCAAAGACGACTCAATGCAAGTACGATTGGGGTGGCTGAATACTCGTGTGGCTATCTTAAAAGTCGGGGCGAATAGCGAGAGCGAGTTGTCGTGGAAGATACGTAAGACGATTGACGCGGCAAATGCGAGTAAGCTGGCGTTGAAAGATGGGGTGGTCGCCGGTGCTGGTTTCTGTTTGTCTTCGATTGGTGTAGAGATGGGGGGTAATGAATTGTTACAGAAAGCATTATTGCGACCTCGTGATATTATTGGTTGGGCAAAGGAATCGCTTGACCCCGCAATCGTCGTTAAGTCCGCCTTGACGACAGCGGTCAGTTTAGCTGGTATAATACTCACCACGAATGGGGCGTTGGTCGTGCCCCAATACTACAAAGATTTAGCGCGCGAAATGGCGAAGCAACGATGAAAATTTTTTCTCATTGTGAAAAATGTAAGAAGCGTTCATTGTTTATTCGTCATTGGATATTTGATATGCCGATACAAAAAACTAAAATGAAATCTAAATCTATGTATTGCGTGAAATGTTATCGAGGATTAAAAAAAGGTCTAAAGTTAATGGGGCAATAGTTGATTTTACTTGAAAATATCAACATGACGTTCGTTAAGGGTCAATCTGGTAATCCAAAAGGAAAACCAAAAGGAATTAAGAATTCAACGACGTTACTTAAAGAAGAACGTCGTGCTATTTTTGACGAGGAGATTTCAAAGAAGTGGAAAGAAACGATAGGCGCATTACGACCGGAATATGTTGCGGATCAATTTATGGGTAAAGCGCCGGATGAAACTAATGTTCACGTTGACGTAATCGAAACCGACCCGAAGAAAATTAAGATAGCGCAGAAATACGAAGAAGAAATTAAAAAAGAACTTTGATGTTGCTTGACCAAATTTCAATCATCTCGTTCATCAATAGCAATGGCATAAAAACTGAACGAGGCGAGCCATTGGAATTTCACAATCATCGGTATCTGTTTGACATCTATCGTGACAATTCAAAATATCTGTGTTCTTTAAAAGCCGGTCAGATCGGCTTTTCGCATATGGCTATTCTCAAAACTCTGTGGCTGGCGAAGAATAGAAAAATGAATATCGGTTATATCCTTCCGACAGTGGAAATGGTTGAAGCGTTCGTCGGTTCAAAAGTTAATCCGACCATCGCCCAGAATAAAATATTATCGCAATGGATACCCGATAAGGATTCGGTTAAGCAAAAACAAATAGGCGAATCGTTCATTCATTATCTCGGAGCGCAGACAGACCGTAGCGCTATCATGTTATCGCTCGATATGATCGTGGGCGATGAATACGACAAGTCGCCGCAGAACATTCTTGAAACATACGACTCGCGTTTGCAACACTCCAAGCTGGGGTTCAAGTGGGTCTTCTCCAATCCCACGTCGCCTGATTTCGGCGTTGATAAATATTGGAAACTGTCAGACCAAAAGAAATGGCACGTCAAACATTCCTGTGGCGAGCGATTCGTGTTGGATGAGCATTGTATTGATTATGATAAAGAAATATATCAATGCCCGAAGTGTAAAAAAGAAATCACCGATGAAGAACGCAGGATGGGCGATTGGTTTGCCACCGCAAAAGGCGTGTGGTCGGGATACTGGATACCGTTGTGGATTAACCCGTTGATTCCGGCGAAAACAATTTGCGAACATAAGCGAACAAAGACATCGGAATACTTCGCTAACTTTATCGCTGGCGTACCGTATATCGGAAGCGGTAATAAGATTTCAGCTCAAACTATTATTCGTTGCTTGTCGCCTAAAGTGAATGAACAAAAAGACAGGCCGATTATTGGCGTTGATACCGGCGTGCCGTATCACTTCGTGGTGGCGAATAAATCCGGTTTCTTTTATTACGGGAAGCTCTCCGATCCGACGACTGGCCGTGACCCGGCGAAAGAATTGGAAGGACTGCTCTCCCGTTGGCCGAACGCGATAATTATTTCCGATGCCAATGGTGACCTAACACCTATCAGACTATTGCGTCAGAAATATCCTGGTCGTGTGTTCATGTGCTTCTATCGGCCATTGAGTAAGACCAATGAGCTTATCCGTTGGGGCGCGGGCGATAAGTATGGCGAAGTGTCCGTTGATCGTAATCGCGTCATTCAGCAATTCATAGATGAGATGACCGAGAAGCGCTGGATATTCAACGGCACCGAATCGGATTGGCAGGATTACATTACGCACTGGCTTAATATCTATCGTGAATGGGAGATTGACGACGCTGGAATCGTAAATCGTGAGCGAGGATATAAATGGGAGCGCACCGGCCCAGACCATTGGGTTCACGCGACCGTGTATGCTAGAATAGGACTTGACAAGTTCCAAGAGTCAATGGCGCAAATAGTCGGCGGTGATTTGATGGATGGCATACCGCTCGGGGTTGATGAGCGAACGGTAGCCGACGATTATAATAAATGGTTCAAATGATAGACTCTCCTAAAACAGCGGTCTTTATGGATGACGAAGCGGCGGCGCAATATGTTATGATGCTGAAGTATTGGCCGGTCATTCAAGAGCTTGATAGGATTGACTTCTATCATCAGAAGAACGGCAAAGTGGAATTGCACAAAGACGGTATGGGCAATCTGGCGTTAGTCGTTCAGCATTTACAAGTCCGCAACTACGTTTCCAAGACTAGACAAGCATAGTGCGTGTGGTATGCTAGTAGTAAAGTGAATGGGGGGAGCTTGTAGTATGGGGACTACCTTAACGTGCGAACACGGGGCAAAAGCTTTTAAAGTATTTACAGCCTTGGAATGTGGAGTTCGATTCTCCCTCCCTCCACCAGTAAAATTTATTAACCTCTAATCGAGCGATTTCAGTCGCTCATTTTTTATGCCTCATTTACCATCAACAAAAGAAAATCCGAATAGGTTTATAAAATCTTCTCAAGATAAATCTATTCATCGTCATTCAAAAAAAGAAGTTCTTAAAGCAAAGAAAAAATATGGCAAAGAATTAGGTATTTTAAATAAAGAAATAGCTAAACTTTAATGCTCTCCCCTCGCACCAAAAAGAAAGCTCTCGCCATTAAGAAGATTGCCGAAGAAATGAATCCGAAGCGGCAAACCGCTCAACCGACGAAACAGCAAGGAACGTATGGAGTTAAACCTAATAATCGCCCTATGGGGTCATAAACTATGTCCGTAGATTCTAAATCTGATCCTTTTGCCTTAAGCATCTCAGGTGTGAAGAATTTAGTTTCTTCAGGTATCAACAAGGTCAAAGGCCAGGGTGATTACACCGACGACGAAGGCGTGCAGGGCGAGCGCATAGATATTTTGGAATTGAATATGGATGAGCAAGAGCTGTTACAGCTCGCTCACAAATGGGAAATCAAATACGCCGATTACTACGTCAAGATCGCCCGTCGGCAAGAAGCGAACAAGACGTTCTATATGGGCCAGCAGAAGCTCGGCTCGCCCGCGGGCATAGACGATAGCGCTTCCATCTCCGCCAACCTTCTCTTTGAAGCAACCGAAACATTTCTGCCGGCGGCACTCTCTCGTAATCCCGACCCTGTTGTCTGGTCTGATAATAGCCCAATGGGTAACGAGATTGCTCAATCGGTGCAAACGATGCTTCAGTATCACACTGACCAGCTTGGCCTGCGTCCCAAGATCTCGTTAATGACGCGCAAATGGCTGTTGGATTTTATGGGAGTGCTGAAGCACGGCTGGAACAATGAAATCCAAGAAATTAAGACCGAAGTCCGCGACGCTAAGAATATGATCTTTGACCCCGATGGGTATGTTGATGTTGACGGAGATTTCACTTCGTGGCTTGGCGAGAAGATTACGGTGACCGCTGCACGCCTGATTGAGATGTTCCCGAAAAAGAAAGACATCATCATGCTATTGGTAGACGGCAAGCTCGGCACTGAAGTCACCTACACCGAATGGTGGACTGATGAATATTGTTTTTACACGTTGAAGAACACGATTTTGGATAAGCATAAGAACCCGCACTTCAATTACGACGAGGAATGGCAAAAGGAAGTGAAAGACGAGAATGGTATTGTCACGCAACCAGCGATAGCAGCGATACAAGGCAAGAATCATTTTGCCAAGCCGCTGAAGCCGTATACGTTTCTCTCCGTGTTCAATATTCAAACCCAGCCACATGATGTTACGGGCTTGATTGAACAGAACATTCCGCAACAGCGGCTCATCACCCGACGCACCGAACAGCTAGACTTTAACCTATCGCGCGCGAATAATTCCACGGTATTCTCCGGCGAGAACTTTACCCAGCAGACAGCCAAGCAAGCCGCTACTGGTTGGACAAAAGGCCACCCTATTCTCGTGCCGGCGGGCAGGCCGATAGATGAAGCGATTAAAGATTTTCCGCCGCCAACCGTACCCGATAGCTTCTTCAAAGAGCTGGAAACGAACATGGACAATATCCGTTCCATTTTCGGCGTACAGGGTATCAGTGCTCAATCACAAAATGAAGACCAGACGGCGAGAGGCATGATACTCAACCAGCAATATGACAATTCCCGCATTGGCGGAGGAATTGGCGATAAGCTGGAGATGGTCGCCAAGAACGTTTTTAACTGGTGGGTACAGCTTTATTACGTCTATTACGATGAGAAGCATTTTGCTTCAGTAATGGGCGTTCTTAAAGCTACCGATTATATCCAGCTTTCAAGTCAAAATCTCACGGCTCGTCTGGTGGTCTCCGTTGCACCAGATAGCATGAAGCCCCATGACGAGCTGACTGAGATGAATCAGGCAATGTCACTGTGGGAAGCGGGAGCGCTTGATCCCCAGACGCTTCTTATGCGATTGAATTTCCCGAATCCTAAAGAAACGGCGGCGCAATTTATGCTGTATAAACTTAATCCCCAAGCGTATTTTGTGTTAAACTTCCCCCAAGAAGCGCAGGCGGCAGGCATGATGCCACAACCGATGGCACCAGCGCCAGGCGGTGCGCCACAGCCAGCAGGAGCGGTCGGTGCTGGTCAAGCGGCGCCCCAGCCGCCGCCTACGACGGGCGGAGTTCCGGCTAGTGCGGCGTTAAGCCAAGTACCACTACCATCATGAGCAAAAAAAAACCCGAACCGATGGCACCCGTCGATGTGCCACCGGAATGGAAAGACAAGATTAAAAGATAACTACAATGCCAATAACTAAAAAAGGACATAAGATTTTAGGGGCGATGGAGAAGGAGTACGGCGCGGAGAAAGGCAAACACGTTTTCTATGCCAGTAAAAATAAAGGTACGATTACCGGCGTGGAAGGCAAGAAGAAACATTTATCAGATAAGAAAAAATAACATGTACGGCGATACAAAAACAGCGAAGGACAGGTTGCCACCCAAGCCCGTCAAAAAGACTGGTGTGTATGGTGACGTAAAGACCGCCCAAGACCGGTTAAGCGATATAAAGAAGAAAGTATTATCAGCTAAAAAGAAGAAATAGCATGGACACCAAACTTATGGGCTTAACAAAGTCAGTGATGAAAGACGGCGAGAAGAAAGCTCCTGTCAAGAAAATCTCGCTTAAAGTTAAATTTCAAGACGCCAAGAAAGAGGCGCTTGAGAAAAAGAAGAAGGGCGGTAAGGAATAATTGACAGCCGGTAGGAAAGTAGTATAGTGCGGTAGACGACAACTGAATACAGTTATCCGAACAGCGGCATACCTTGCAAAAGGCGTGTCGTATTTTTTATTAGTAAGGCCTGTAAAGCTCCAGCCGTGTCATAACAAAGAGCTTGCATTAAACCGCTTGCAAAAGCGTAAACTTATGACAAACAATTCAACGGAAGAAGAGTTCATCAAGGGACTCAAGTCGCAGGATACGGTAATAGACGATAGCAACATTCTTGGTGACGCGCCGATCAAAACAGAAGCCGAGCCTGAAAAGGAAGAGGGCAATGATTCACCTAGAAATAGGCGTGAGCGACGGTTCGTTCGGGAGATGGAGCAAATTCGTCAGAAAGCGCAGGAAGACCGCGAGGCGAGGATTAAAGCAGAGGAACGCGCCGCCGCTCTATTGGAGTTAGGCAGGCGAGCCGACAGCTCATCCGACCCAGATGAAATGAAGTTCTACGGCGACACGCCCGAGGGCAAGTTCGCAAAGGCTTTCATGGAAAAGAAGTTGAAGGAAACCGAAGAGCGAGCATATACGCGCGCGCTTGAGGAAATCAGGCAAGAACAGGAAGCGGTAAGCGAAGAGGAGCAAAAGGATTCACAAACCATAGATTCTGGTTTCGCCCAAGTGGAAGACGAATTTGACGTTGACCTCTCCGGCGACACGGCTGAATCAAAAAAGCTCCGCAATAGTTACATTGACTTCCTTGAAGGCCTGACGACCAACGATTTCCCAGACTTCGTTGAATCGTTCAAAGTCTTTCAGCAGTTGAATACCAAGCCTCCTCGCGAGGCAACCCAACGCCAAAAGCAACTGGCAGATAGGAGTATGGCGGGTCAGGGTAACGCGAGCGCGCCGCAGGAACGAAAGTTCAGAAGCGGGCGAGAGTACATAGACTATCTGCAACAGATTAACAATAGTTAATTTTATCAGCTAATTATTTATTAACTTAATCCATTAGTGTTTGAAAGTGTTCTTTAACACCATAAAGTACTAAAGTAAATTTATAGGACCGAATAACTTAATCCAAACGACAACGAACCAGTACCTCGCGCCGGAATGGGTAGATCAGGTTTTGCGTTAGAAGTGTTATAGCGCAAATAAAATCGGGTTAAACGGGGAAACTCCAGAAATGGACAATCCCGTAGCAAGCAAAGGAAAGCAATTAAAGTACTTTGAAGCTCTAACGACTAGAAGGTGAGGATGCAACCAATAACCCTTCCACGAGTGCCCGACACTCAATGAGTGATGATATAGTCTGAACACGAGAACCTTGAAAAGCAGTGAGTAATATGTTAGTATTAAGATGTTTATGGCTACATCTTCTAATACAAACAGGCAACGATATTATCAAAAATGGGTAAAAAATAATCCCATTAAACTTAAGAAATATCAAAAAACCTGGAAAGAACGGCATCCTGAAAAAAGAAAGCTATATATGAGAAATTCTCGGATACGGGCTTATGGAATTGAACCGGAAACATATTATGAAATGCTCAAAAAACAAGGTCATCGGTGTGCTATTTTTAGAGGAAAATCTACACGACGAGCGATGAACATTGATCA